CCTTGGTCGTGAGCGCAACGCCCTAGTCAACTCTTTTTCTCAAAATTCTGTCCGGCGGAATCGGACAGTCAGACGTCGACGGCGTCCGAGAACGCATCGCTGCCGAAGTCGCAGCTGATCGGCTCGGCCTTCGCGGCCACGTAAAGCTGCGCGAGGATGCCTGGGCTGGTCAGATCCGCGTTGCTCAGATACTCGTCGAACTTGTCTCCGCGCAGCCAGAGCTTCGCAATCCACGGTGTCAGCGGCGCCTTGCCCGACTGAGCCGCGGCCGCGTCCACGTAGAGCGCGAAGAGCGCAGACGACTCCCGAGCCGAGCGATCCCAGCGGTGAGCCACGAGGCGGATGTAGTTGCCCGAGATGCCGCTCGGCAGCGTGAAGGATTTCTGGAGAGCCATAGTCGTCAGGTGTATTCGGTGAAGCGGGCCGACAGCCGAAGGTTGCCGGAGCCAAGCGTCCCGCCGTCGTTTCGGAAGATCTTAATCACCGCATTCGTGCTGGTGGATCCCGCCGCTTGGCTATCGTAAAAGCCCGCGTAGAGCACGTCCTCCACGACGACGATGCCGTCGTCCGGCTTGGCCGAGAAGCCGCGGTTCGTCAGCGAGATGTTCACGTTCTCGCTCGTGCCGCCTCCAGCCAAGGTCACGACCTCGTTGGTCTCATACACGACGTTAACCTGCCGCGTGCTGCTGCCGGAGCCGGTCTTGATTCCGGTCGTCGTCACGTCCGAGTCGTCGTACTTGGAGATGTCTCCGGTGCCGATTGAGGAATTGCCGGCGCCGTTAGCGTTGCCGAGCGATGCCCAGGCTGACGCTAGGCCGCTGCGATTGACTGCCCGCACGCGCACGTACCCTGCTGCCAACGTCGCGTTGTAGAGGAAGCATTCGGTATCTCGCGTCGTGACAAAGAAGTTGGTGCCATCTTGCGGCGTCCAAGTGTAATCCGTCGCCGCATCTGAATTGGTTGAGGTGGCTTTGACCTGATAATACGAAAAGTCGGATTGCGTATTTGCGGCCCAGCTGACGCGCGTCCCGAAATTGAAAACGGTGGTCCCAGGGATGTACCTCGGCTTGACCCCATCACCGCTTATCGCGCCTCCGGTCGGCGTCGTGACCGTTCCAGAATAATTGGAGGCAACCCGAGAGAACGAAGCCGAGACCGCGCTCGCCACGTTGGCAAACGAGACGGCGCGCGCGGCAAATTCGTAGGTGACGCCAGTCGATAGGTCGTCAATAGAGGCCGCGATGGATCCGCTGGAAAGCACGTTGGCGACGATCCAATCGCTCGAGCCGCTGCGCCGATAGAGGATTTGCAGCAGCGCACCGCCGGTGGGCATCGCCGGAGCCGTGACCGTGATGCGGGCGAATCCGGTTCCGTCCGTTGCGAGGTAAGTCGTCTCGCTCGCGAAGGTCGGAGCGTTCGGCGTACCCGGCGCGTCGCCAGAGACGGCGCCTGCGGTGATCGCGACTGGCGTAGCCTGCACGCGGGTCGCGAAGCCGGACACGTTCTCGAGCGCGTCGTAAGCGTTGACCCAGTAGTAATAGGTCGTGCCAACCGTCACGTCCACATCGACGAAGCGCGAGGCGTCGACCTCCGCGATCTTCTGTGTCGTGGTGTCGCCCGGCGTGACTCCGGTCGTGTTGCGGTAAACTCCGTACTCGGAGAAGTCGGCTTCGGTATTATCGTTCCAGTCGAGGGAGACGGCCTTGCCTGTTCCGATGGTTGCGACAAGGCCGCTCGGAACCGCCGGCGGAACCGTGTCCTTCTGCACGTTGACCGTCGCGGTGACGTAGGAGGTAGAGACCTTGAAGAAGCTCTCCCCGAAAATGCGGACGTTGTACGTCAGCCCGATCTTCACGTCGCTCGAGATGTAATCGCGCGTCTGGTCGCCGGGAACCGTGTTCCAGGTCAGGTAGGTTGTCGACGTGCTCTCCTTGTATTCGATGCCGACGTTGCCGCCGGCTTGGATGAACTCTTCCGCCGGCGCGGACCACGAGACGAGGATGCGGGGCAGCGCGGTGCCGTCAGCTTGAATCAGCTGCGTCGTGCCGTCTGCGGTCAGCGTGAGGTTGGTTGGCGCAGAGAGTGTGTAGGGATTAGGAAGTGTTGTGTTAGGCGCATCGTCGACGTAGATCTCGTCGGTCACGTTCCAGTCATAAATGCTGGATGCCGTCTCGCGCAGCGTCATCTCGATTGCCAGCTGCGGCGGGTTGCCGTCGCTCGCGAAGTTCCACTCGATCACCTCGAAGACCTTCTGGGTCCAACCCATCTTCGCGTTGGTGATCATTACCGTATCGCCGGCCCGCACCTGCATCGCCTCTAGGCGGAAACGCGCGGTCATCACGATCTCCTCGCGGGCGCGACGAAGCTCGATGACGGCGAGTCGTTGAGCGCAGGAGGGCGAGGTCGTGAACGGCAGCGCCACGTCGCGCCAGTAGCGGATGCCAGCGTCCTTGGTGACGTAGGTCGTCGACGTGATCTGCGGGAAGTCGGACGGCTGCCAATCATTCTGCGGCGAAACGTAGACGCCCTTGACTCCGTTGACACGGTCGCGCGCCGAGGTCTTGGTCTGCACCATCATCTGACCGGCGAAGTGTTTCTCGCTCAGAGTGACGGTCGGGATTCGGTAGCCGGCCGCGTACATTACCACCTTGCCGCCCGAGTAAGCGATCAGTCCGCCCATTGCGGAGATCAGCTTGCCGATGTTCTCATCGGGCGAAGCGCTTGTGTACACCACGCCGTTTGCCTCGTAGCGGTTCTCGTAGGTTGCAGGCGAGGTGATCGGCTTGATCTCGACATCCTCGTCGCAGATGTTCGCCGCGGCGATGACAGCCGTGTCATCAATCTCAGACGGGTCCATTGCCATCCCGAGTGAGCTGGTCAAGTAGTCCCGCAGGCAGAGTGCAGGGTTAGCAGAGTAAGCGATCGTAGATGTGCGCGGATCCCATACCTGCTTGCCCTTGACCACCGCGGAGATGTTGGGAATGCCGCCGGTCCAGACTTCCTGACTCCACACGAGCTGGACATAAATGTAAGCGATGCCGCGGAGCCGGTGGTTGCTCGTCCACTTGCCGTCTGTCAGGCCGGAGGTCGCCGTTTCAAGGTTCGTCTCGACGGTCTGCGTATCGCTGCCGTATTTCTTATAAATCTCGGCGTATCCCGCGAAGCGGCCTTGGGCGGCGCTGCCAGCACCAGTAAGCGCGAGCTCGTCGTTGAAGTAGACGTCGCCGATATCCTCGACTTCGTGGCCGGCAAGCGCGACGACGAGGTGGAGGTACTCGTTTTTGCTTCCGGTCGTTGAGATGTAGACGATGACGCCGGAAGTCCTAGTTTGACCGTAAATGATTTGCCGAGCCGCAATTGGCGATCGGACCATTTGAGAGCGATCACTTAGCGAAGCGTCCGCATAGCTCGGCATCTTTGGGCCAAGCAATTTGCTGGCTGCCATTGAGGCGCCTGCATATGCAGCAACCTTGAGAACAAACATCGTTGCGTTGGCAATTGCAACGCTCAGACCGATGTCCATCAGCGCGATCCAAACTGTTGCACCCAAAGCTGCGAAGACTGGAGGCATAATTAAAGGCGCCAGCAGGACGCACCGTTGAGGTCGAGGAATTCCAGGCCATCTCGGCCGACGAAAGCAGCAAGACTTCCCACGCAGACGCCCAGCGCGATGCCATTTCCGACGTCGCGGGCGATCACGTCTCCACGCCTAGCGCAGGTTGACTGAATTTCCAATAGTCCAATTGTGCCAGCCCACCCCTTCACGCCGCCAACGCTTTTGAGGATTTTTTGAGCACCAATCATACCACGGTATCGGCCTCGGTAATTTGCCGCCGGATCTCGTCCTGTTGCTCTCTCAATCCAGTCCGCCGCAAACAGGCAGCAATCATTCTTGCCCCACGCAAAAGGCTGGCTGCGCCGCTCCTCGATGAAGCGCGCAAGCTCCGCTGGAATATCGGCGACTCTCATCTGGAAATTTCTTCGGCTGTTTTGTCTCCGGCATTCCAATCGCTGTTTTGGCTCATCTTCTCGTTGCCCCAGTAAATGGCTTTTTCTTGGATGGCAGTCACGAACTCCAATCCAAGGTCGCCTGGGAAAAGCGCTGTCTGCTCCTCGTGCGTATAGCGCACTTCGCGCGCTCGCTTGAAATCCACGAGTCGGTTTTCCGCCGTCATCGTGATGTCAGCGGACTGACCGTCGTCCGAGATCTGCATCACGTCCATTCTCCCTTGGAACACGGTTACTGGGGACGAGATTAGCGTGCCGGCGGTTGGCGAGAGCGCTCCGAAGAGCACCGTGCAATCGCGGCCCTGGTAGTCCTCCGTAAGCGCAAGCGCGATGTTGGCGGTCGGAACGCCAGAGAGTCGCATCGAGATGCCGCGGGCCGCAAGGTCGGTAGTTTCTTCAACTTGAGACACGCCAAACATTGTTCCGAGTCCTAAATACGTGATCCCCGAATCAACGAGCGGTCCATAGCCGGTCCAAAGTCTAACGTAAGTGGTGGAAAAACTAAGCGAGACCAAGATCACCGGCGCCAGTTGCACCGTCGTCACCTCGGTCACCATATCTGGTGACAGCGTTCGGCCTGCGGTTGTGATGCTCATTGCGCGACGTCCTCCGCGATGGAGAAGGTGATGCCGTAGATGCTCGCGAGCTCGATCGACCACTCGGTGCGCGACTCAGCCAGCCGGAAGACGCCCTTCGCGTTCGAGTAGGTGATCGCGGTGCCGCCCGTGTAGCTTGAGCGCAGCACCGGGAAGAGATCGACGCTGCTCGACGAGTTGACCTGGACGACCTTGTAAAGCGACGTGCCGATCTGGAGCCAGTCGCCGACCGCGAAGGTGCCAGTCGCGCCCGAGATGCCAAGCGTCGACGTGTTGGCGGCCGCGCTGCTGACGGTCAGCGTCCCGGTCACGTTTCCGCGCGGCGCCGTGTTCGCGTAGTCCTGGAAATAAAACGTGCCGCGCTGCGCTGCCAGCAGAAAGCCGATCACCTCCTCGGCCGCCGCGCGCGTCATCGGCGGGCACTCGACCGAGCCCATCCACGCCTGCCCCGGCCAGTTGTATTGCTGCGTCTGGAACGTAAACGGCGAGACGTTGCGCGAGG